AAACCGGCCATGTAGTATACTCCACAGATCGGGAATCGTCAATGACCAATCGGCCGAAGGAGGCCCCGCGTGGCCTCGACCGCTGACAAGGACCTGATCGACCAGGCCACCCACGCGCTCACAAGCGACAAGCGGCACCTGGATGAGGACACCGACTACTACGAGGCCAACCGCCGGGTCCGCGCGCTGGGCAGCACGATGCCGCCGCAGCTGCAGGATCTCAAGGCCGCCGTCGGCTGGGGTCGCCTGTACGTCGACTCCATCAACGAGCGCATCGAGATTCTCGGCTTCCGGACGCCCGGCAGCACCGAGGCCGTCTCCCGCTTCACCGACTGGTGGCAGATCAACGACCTCGACGAGGAAGCCCCGATCGGCCACAGCGAGACGCTGGTTCACGGTCGCGGCGGCGTAAGCGTCAGCTCGCCCACCGACGAAGACATCGCCTACGGCCACCCGGCCGACGTGCCCATCTTCACCGTCGAGTCCCCCCGCCACATCTGGTGGGAGCGGGACCGCCGGACGAAGCGCGTGAAGCACATGGTCCGCTTCACCGACGACCCGAGCCGCGAGACGGACGAGCAGACCTACACGATACTGCTCCCCAATTCCACCACGTCGTACGCCATCGACAAGCGGGGCAACCTGCGGCTGATTGGCAAGCCGATCGAGCACGGCCTCAACCGCGTGCCGTTCGAGCCGATGACCAACCGCGCCAGCTCCGAGCACCCGTACGGCCAGTCCGAGATCTTCAACGAGCTGCGCAGCGCCATCGACGTCGCCACGCGCACCGTCATGAACATGCAGGCCGCCAGCGAGCTGATGGCCGTGCCGCAGCGCCTGCTCTTCGGCGTCGAGCAGGACGCCCTCAAGATCACCGGCGACGCGATGGCCAAGTACAACGCCTACATGGCGGGGATCCTGGCCTTCGAGAACGAGTCGGGCACCGCCCACCAGTTCTCCGCCGCCGAGCTGAACAACTACACCATCGTGATCCAGGAGCTGGCCAAGCAGGTCGCCAGCTACACCGGTCTGCCGCCTCAGTACCTGGCGTTCTCGAGCGACAACCCGGCCTCAGCAGAAGCGATTCGCTCCGCCGAGGGCCGCCTGGTGAAGAAGTGCGAGCTGAAGGGCCGCATGTTCGGCAACGCCTGGGAGCGCGCCATGCGCCTCGGTGTTCTGATCATGGACCGCAACGTCCCGCGCGAGCTGCTGCAGATGCAGGCCATCCTGGCAGATCCCGCCACCCCGACGTACGCGTCCAAGGCCGACGCCGCCGCCAAGCTGTACGCCAACGGCATGGGCCTCATCCCGAAGGAGCGTGGCCGTATCGACGTCGGCTACACCCCCGAGGAGCGCGAGGAGATGCACGGCTGGGACCAGAAGGAAATGGCCGAGCGCACCGCCGCGCTGATCGCCACGTCGTCCCAGCGCTTCGGGCTGCCGTCCACCACGGCCGCACCGGCGGCAGGGTAACCCATGACGCTCGACGAGTACGTCGCGCAGAAGGAAGCCCTGCTGGCCAGCCTCATCGACGTGCTAGTACGACTGCTGCTTCTGCTGCTGACTCCGGGGATGTCCCGGGACCAGTGGCGCATGCTCCTTCGGTCCGTCTACCCGACGATCAAGGATCACCGCGACCGAGGCACCGAGCTGGCCCGCCAGTTCTACGACAGCCACCGCGCCGAGCACCTGCCCGACGAGCCCCGCAACAACGTCTTCAAGCAGGACCACTACCCAATCGAGTGGTTCGAGCAGGATCTGGAGCCGATCCGAGAGCGGATCACCGACAGGTCCACACAGGACGCGGGCATCGAGGAATTCGTTGCCCACGCAGTAAAAACCTTCGAGACCGGCGCCCGCCGCACGATTCTTCGCGCAGTGGACTCCGACCGCGAGGTCCAGGGATGGGCCCGCTTCGACCCCAAACCACCAACGTGCGCCTTCTGCACGATGATGATCTCCAGAGGCCCCGTATACGGCAGCGCCGCGACTGGCGGCGGGCCACGGGACAGCAAGACCATGGAGAAGCTGTGGGACGAAGACAACACCGCCGCCATGAACGAGATGATGAACCGCTGGCACCCGGCGTGCACATGCATCGTCATCCCGGTCTACGACGACAACTACGAGTCCAAAGCGCAGGAAGCAGCGGCGCTGGAAATCTACAAGGCCGCCGTGAAGATCGCCAAGTCGGGGGATTTCAAGAAGATCCTTCTGGCCATGCGCGAAGTGGCGAGAGACCGCAAGGTCGCCGAGCAGAACCAACTTCCGACCGCAGCATAGCAGTCGGCACCGCGACTCTGGCAGTCGCGTTCACAAATCCCCAGGAGGGAACGCCATGACCGAACCTATCACCACGCCCGCAGTCGAGGCCACCAAGGTCGCCGAGCTGCCGGACTGGGCCCAGAAGCACATCTCGGACCTCCGCGCCGAGAACGCAGCGGCCCGAGTCAAGGCCACGGAGGCGAAGGACACGGCAGTCGCCGCAGTCAACGCCGAGTGGGATGGCAAGGTCAAGGCGCTCGAGACCGAGAAGGCCGAGCTGACTTCAGCCGCGACCCAGCTCGATCTCAATCTCACCAAGTACAAGACCGCAGTCAAGGTCGGTGTTCCGGGCGAACAGATCGAGACCTTCGCTGGTCTGCTTCAGGGCAGCACCGCCGCCGAAATCGAGACGCATGCCACCACGGTACGCGCGCTCCTCGGCACGGCAGCCCCCGTCGCCGCCACGGACCCCACAGCGGGTCGTGGTCGCACACCAGCACCGTCAGCCGAAGATGCGTTTGGCGCCGCAATCGCCGCGCAGCTCACTCAGCGATAGGAACTCGCAATGCCCGCATTCATGAACGAAGTCTCCCCGAACACCGACGCCCGCCACCAGGGTCGGCTCGCGTACGCGGGTGCCGACCTCCTGCCCCCGGAAACCGCTGGCCTCCTGTGGGAGAAGGCGCGCGAGAGCTCGCTGCTCCTGCGCCTCGGCCGCCAGGTGCCGGTCGGCTACGGCGAGACCATCGTCAACGCCCAGACCGTGCAGCCCGAGGTCGGCCAGGTCGGCGTCGGCACCCGGCCGCAGGACCGGGAAGGCTACCGCAAGCCCGTCTCGGGTATCGCGTGGAGCGCGTCGACCTTCGGGCCGATCAAGCTCGCCACGATCGTGACCGCGTCCGAGGAATTCGCTCGGGCCAACCCGCAGCAGCTCTTCAGCTCGCTGGGCACCCAGATGGCGCAGGCCATGGGTCGAGGCGTCGACCTCGCGGCGTTCCAGAACAAGCGCCCCGACAACGGCGCGGCTCTGCTGGGCACCTCGCTGAACTCCAGCATCTCGGCGGCGGCCACCACCGTGTACGACGGTGTCTCGCCGCTCCCGCTGGACGAGCAGATCGCGGCCGCATGGGCCAAGATCGTGGCCTACGGCGCCGAGCCCGACGCCATCGCGGTCGACCCCCTCTTCGTCCCGACGCTGATCACCGCGCGTGACGCACTGGGCAACCGCCTCTTCCAGAACTCCTTCGACCTCACCGGCGGTGGCACCAACTCCATCGGTGGCCTGCGCGTCGAGCGGGGCAGCGCGGTCTCCGGCCGTGTCGGCGCCTCTACCGACTCCCTGACCCGCGCGGTCGTGGGTGACTTCAACCGCCTCGTCTTCGGCTACGCCGACGGCGTGCGCCTGAAGGTCACCGACCAGGGCTCCATCGAATCCGGCGACGGCACTTCGGTGAACCTCTGGCAGACCAACCAGGTCGCCATCCTGATCGAGGCGACCTTCGGCTGGCTCGTGGACCCGAACGCCTTCCAGCGTCTCTCCACGGACAACAGCCCGGCTGGCCCGGCATACGTGCCCGTTCCCGCTGGCGAGACCGGCGAGGACATCACCACCAACGCGCCGCTGGTCGACCCGACCCCGTAGTAGGCAACCCGCAGACAGGGGGCCTCGTCTCGTGTTGAGGCGAGGCCCCCTTTCTTCCGAGAGGAGCTCGAAATGGCGTACGCAACCCCCGCCGACGTCGAAGCCCGTCTCGGTCGGGATCTCACCGTGGAGGAGGCGGCCCAGGTGGCCGTGCTGCTCAACGACGCCGAAGTCCTGATCAAGACCCGCGTCCCCGACCTGGACGCGCTAGTCGCGGACGGCACCATCGACGAGGCCCTCGTGGTCATGGTCGAATGCAACATGGTCATCCGCGTTCTGCGCAACCCCGAGGCCTTCATCGCGGAGCAGGACGGCAACTACAGCTATCAGCGCACGGCCGAGTCGGCAGCGGGCTACCTCTCGCTCTCCGACCTGGAGTGGTCGTGGCTGATTCAGGACAACGGCATGTTCCAGATCGTGCCCATCGCCCTCGGAACCGGCGCACCCTACGAAGGA